GCTGCCACTCAGGTCGCTGTAACGCAGGTCGCTTTTGGCTTTAACTGCCTCACATACAGCCCGTGCGACAGTTTTCGCAATTTCAGATTTGTAGATCACCGCTTTGGTGTATCTGTGCAAAATTTCAATCACATTTCACCTCTTTCGTTTGTATCCTCTGGCTCGCGATCATCGCGACCGGGGATCAGCCGGTTAGCCGTTTCCGTGCGTGTGCCAGATTGGTTCTCCATGTACTCTTCAAAAATCATGTCCACCGCCACGATTGCGACGATGCACAGCATCAGGTATGCGATGCCGAGGCACAGCAGAACTGGCCCGGCGTTTGCGAGTGTTTCAGGCATTACTGGTCTCCAAAATAGGCAACTACTTGTCGCCCGATTAGTTCAGCAATTTGCGGAACTACAGCGTTCCCGCATCCTCCAATTCTGTCCAACCGATTGGGAACCCCATCAGCCATTCCGCCACGCTCGGAGGCAGGGATGATCCCGCCGCCATCTTCCATAATCGACTTAATCCAGCACTCCACATCCCTCCACTCGGAGCCACCCTTCGCGGCTTTCCAGTTGTCGAGTCGGCGATGAACTCCATGTTTTCCGTCAGTATTCCTGCCGCTCCTGTACCGTCCGACTTCACGACGGTTGGCAACGATGAACATTCGATCCCGTGAGTGTGGCGCACCCATGCTGCACGCCGAAACACACGACCATTCAGCATCGTACCCGAGGTTGGCCAACGTCCCGAGAACTCGATCAAACCCCCGAATAAGCAACGCTGCGACGTTCTCCACGATGACAAATCGCGGTCCCAACTCGCGAACGATTCTTGCGTATTCGCTCCACAGTCCACTTCGTGTCCCATCGATCCCTGCCCCATCTCCAGCGAGACTAATATCCTGGCAGGGGAATCCTCCGCAGATGACATCGACTGCTTCGAGGTTGCGAGCTCCGCACTCTCGGATGTCGCGCTCTCTATGGACGTTTGGCCAATGCTTTGCGAGGACTCGGTTTGCGTAGTCGTCAATTTCCACCTGCCACTTGCAGACCATTCCTGCCCGCTCAAAACCTAAATCGAAACCGCCAATACCGGCAAACAAAGATCCGAACGTCAACCCGCGAGATTCAGGCATCATCCACCTCCAAATCGTAGGTAAACCTAATCACACCCCCAGGCCTTGCCTCAGCCATGAACCCAGCGTTCGCCAGAAAGTACTGCTGCCCGACCGAAGTTCCGAGAACGTCAACCGTGATCGTGTCACGTCGCTGGTTCATCAGCTTCGACTTGAGCCTGTCAATCAACGCAGTGCCGACGCCGTTGCGACGTTCGCGGGGATCCACGCCGAGCCTCAATATCTCAATCACGAATCCGCCGAGTCGGTAAATGCAATAGCCCAACACATGGCCGCGTTCTTCTGCGACAACAGCAATCACGCTTCGGTCGCGGAGCATTGCTGCGAGCGATGTATGCGTGAGACGATCGAGGTAGCAACGCTCATCAATTCGTAGAATGTCGCGGTCGTCGCGTCCGATTCGCCAGCGGATCGTCAGAGTTGATTCGGTCATCGCGTAACCTCCTGCCGCTGCGGACTTGAAAAACAAACTCACTTACACGTTGTCAGGTAGCGGCCATCTCTTCTGTGTCGTCAAATGCAAATTGTCGCGTTTTCGACTCAACTTTTGGTGCGACAGCCAGCACCATGTTTTTCACGGCCTGTGCAAAGTAACTTGGCTTCAGTTCACATCCGACACCCTTGCGTCCTTGAATCACTGCCCCGTAAACTTCGCTTCCGACACCCATGAACGGCGTCAATACAACGTCGCCCGGATTGCTCCACATCGTTACTGCCCTTGCGATAACATCCAATTGCAGTGGATGCTGATGCCGCTCGTCGCCTTCCGCTTTTGATTCTTCGTACGGCAACACATTGTCGAGCCGAATGTCATCCCAAAAACACGACGCATAGTTTCGCCAAATCCAATGGCTGTACCTGTTCTCGATTTGATTGCCCTTCCATCCCTTGTATTTGTGTAACTCTTTCGGCACCGATCGCTCACCCTCGTATTCGAACAATCCATTCGGATGAGTCACCGGCTCGGGATTCGTTCCACGTTTTCTGAACGGGATCAGATAATCTCCAGCAGCAACATTTGTAAGCGTTGCATCCTCACAGATTTGCCGATGTGCGAGCGCCTTGCTCATTGTGCGATTACGAACCGCGAGCGGCTCCTTCCAGATGCAGATTCTCGGCAGCATTTCGAACCCGAGCGATTCGTGCAGTCGTACAATGTCGCCAGGGAAGTCTGTGAACCCGCAGACGTTTGCCCCCTGCTTTGGTACGTCCATGCAATGCACAGCACTGATTCGGCCAGGCTTTGTTGTCCTCGCGACATGCTTGACAATAAATGCGTAATGCTCAAAGAACTCTTCGTATGTTCTTGCGTTCGAAAGGTCGCGAATGGATGAACTGTAATTGTACAAACATCCCCCGTTCTCGGTTGCGAACGGCGGCGAATAGATCGACAGCCCGACCGATTCGTCGGGTATCGTTTGAAGCACTTCAGCAGAGTCGCCGTTGTAAATTGCATAGCGATCTGTGATTACCTGATCTGTTACAGCCACGCTGGCACCTCTTCCTCTTCAGGGAAATAATCATTCGACACAAGATGCAGGCTGTCCTGCATGTGAGCCACGAGGCTCCGAAACATTCGTTCGACTTGTTCTTTCTTGCGTTGCAGGTTGTCAGCAATCTTTCGCTCGCCTTCACTTAGGACCATATCCACAGTGACTGGCATTGTTTGCCCGAATCGATAGCACCGGCGAACCACCTGGTAATACTGCTCGAACGAATGTGATGGGAAGACGATGACCTTGTTACAGATTTGAAAGTTGAGTCCCCATGCTCCGATTTTTGGTTTGCAAACGAGCCGCTTTATCTGGCCCTTTGCGAACCCGAGCAGGTATTCCTCTTTCTGCTCATCTGGCATTGATCCTTTTACCTGCACGCAATCGTCGAGTGACTTTTCGAGCAGATCACACTCAGGATTGAGTTCACCCCACAATGCGACTGACCCTTTGTGTTCAGTCGCCAGTTGACACGCCTTTTCACATCGCTCATGAATTGTCATCCGCCGCTCTTCACGCTCTTCACGCATGTCCTTTGCGGCCATCGTGAACAATTGGCCTGGACGTGTTTTTGCACACTCCACGACGTGCGGGATTTCGTACAGCGGCGGCAGAACGAATCGCGAATCATCAAAGCCTAAGTCAGACGGCTTTTGCAACGACCTCGCCCATGATGTCACCCACGACCAAAATGGTTCTTCAGCGTGCCCGCGAAACCTGTATTTTGTGCGACCCCATCCATGATGGTCCTTTGTGGTTTCTTGCTTGAAAAACTTCGTGATCATGTCACGAAAACCGAGTAACCCAAGAGCCTCTGATGATGTGCCAAGTTCCCAAAAGTCATTCGGTGCGGCTGTTGCGGTGCACAACAAACGAAATGGAATTGTCCTCAGAAACTCAACGACTGTTGCCTTGCGTTCTGATTTGAAATCTTTTATTCCAGACGACTCGTCGCACACGACGCCCGCGAAGAGTGACGGGGTGAATTTGTGAAGCTGCTCATAGTTTGTCACGACAATGCAGGATGGTCCATCCGGCATTTTCCCGTCCCTCGACCGCTTCGCTGTGATCCCGAATCGCGATGCTTCTTCGATCGTCTGAGCACCAACTGCAAGCGGAGTTACGATAAGCACATGGCGATTCGTCCGCTCTACTACTTGCTGAGACCATGCCAATTGCATCGCGGTCTTACCCATGCCGCAATCAGCGAAGATGGCTGACCGGCCCATGCCCAGAGACCATCGGACTAAATGGTCTTGGAAGTCATACAAAAACTCAGGGAGCTTACCAGGGATAAATCCGCATGAATTTACCCACCGGCATTTAGCCTGAATGAATTCATGGTAGTCCGCTGCGTTCGTAGGCTCTGTCGCAGTTGCGCCCATGCGTTAACCGTTCCCGCGTCCATGCAGACGCAGTCCATGCGTCGAGTGTTCGTCCAGCGTTCTTCCGCCAGGCTC